GAAAGTCGAAAGTCGAAAGTCGAAAAATAATTTTAACCTGGTATCTGTCTTTAATCCAAAATGACAATCTTGCGATTTACCCTTGTATCTGTTTTTGATACAGGGGTATTTTTATACATTCTGATTTCGCTTTTTGTGAAGTTAACATGTATAGGGACATACATCGACATATGTCCCTAGATTTTAGCGTGTAT